GTACATAAGGAGCGACCATATCCGTACATATATAATCCGTATGTAGGTTGTATTCGCCTGCCGGATAAGGAAGCTGGCCACGAGAACCTTTTGCACCATCCTCAGGAGCCGCCGTAACATTAAAGGTTGATGCTACTATCTGTTTCTTTGCCATAAGATTTAAGATTTAGTTCCTTGTACATAGCCGGTAATATTACCCCCTGCACCCTTCACATCGGTATAGGTAAGCTTACATCCGGTTGTGGTAGGCGCATTGGCAGGAGTAAAAGCGGTACCGTCAGCTTTCGTAAAAGTAGTCTTGAATGTAAAGCCGGTTACTTCTTCGCCTGTACCTGTCTTCTTCACCTTATATGTTGCAGTTACCTCACTGGTAGCACCGCTGCTGGTAAGAAACGTAGGCCCACTGAAATTAACAGCCAAGAATAACGGATCAGTTTCATCACTCACTTCACCGATTGCAATAGCAACCACCTCACCACTGATAATAAATTCAGCTCTTACACTTAGCTTAGAATCAATGTCATCAGCCACTAATGAAACACTGTTAGCTGTTGACCATGCTGTGGTGGAAGGCATCTTGTACCATTTCAGGGAGTAGTTGCTTTGGGGTACCAGTGAGCCACCTTTGTAGAGTTCCTGAGTCACTTTAACGGTAGCTGTATCGCTGTCGATAATACCACCATCGGAAGGATAAAGGAAACCGTAATAGGCAGAATTACTAAATTCTGAGATGGCAAGAGGTATCTCAGAAGTGTAGCCAAGATTATGCCCGGAAGCCTCAATCTCACCATCCATGCGGATAGTATCTGCATCCATGTTAGAAGCGGAAGCAAGATTTCCTACGATCTTCAGAGCCGGTACATTCACGGAGCCATTATTGTAAGTAGTGGTTTGCATCTTACCGGCTACGGCAGCCGGAGCGGTAGCTAACCCGGAAGCGTTGAATGTTATAAGTGTATTGTTATAATACCATTTCTCGGAACCAGAAACAATCGACTTGATCACATTCTCATTGCCTGAGCGCATGACCGGATAGATGATAGGTTGATTAGCCGCTACACTCCAGTCCGGTACGCACTTACCCGTATCCTTCTGATACATCTGTACAAGCGGCTTCGTAGATCGAATATTCCCCTGTGCACTATCACCATCAATAATCATACCGATATAAAAAGAACCCGCAACATCACTCATCCTGTACCTCCTCTCCGTTAATTGAGTTATCTTCCGCCACAGGTTCTTTATCACTGTCCTGAACCGGCAAAGAATCCTCAGCAGATAATTCACTATTGTTTTCATTCTGTACCTCCTCTCCAATTTTATTTCCACCGGCTTCGATTAGCTTGGCGGCTTCCTGTTCAGTAAGAACCTGCCCGGCAATGCCTTTCACATATTCTTCCGGCTCGAACCTGACCATGCGCAGATCACTTTCGTTAATGATAAAATCACCGTCAGCAGTCCGATGGCGGACATCAATCACACCGGCACGACGGGCGATATCGGCGGACACTTTTAAATACTTCATTTCTCTCATACCCATATAAATTAAATTGTTAGCCTCTGGCTATTATTACTTCATTGGCGCCTGTACGGATGGGATCACCACTCTTGGTAGTAAGCACCGTATAAGGGCCTATCTCGTAGACTTCAGGATAAACAGACATCTGCAGGCCACCACTCAGGCGTAAGCTGCCGGCTGTAACCGATATCGAACTACCGTGTCCGATTTCCGTAGCAGTCGCACCCGCAGCAGACGACTTCTTAAACCACTTCACAAAAAAGTATTTATTGATCTGGTCCGTTGTCAGCTCCTCTTTATTCGTCAGTATCTTCACATAAAAAGTCATGTTGGCCATTCCCTGACGAATGGTATTGCCATTCGGACTATAGACAAATGCCTTAATCGGAGGAATCTTATAAACTATGGCCGTCTCAGCCATCAAAGTATCATCCGTAGGAGCTGACGGCTTGGTTCCGGTATAATAAGCCGCGCGGCAGCGGATAACGCTCATATATGTATTGTCAGCATCAATACGCAAAGTATTGGTACCCTGACCGGATACATATTCAATATTCAGGTCAGAAGAGTTGATAAGGGTTTCCTCTCCGTTCTCGACTTTGTACCACCAATATGCTACATTGGCATCCGCTACCGTCTCGCTGCCCATTTTCAATACAGCAGTGATATCTATGTATTGGTTATCCTTCAAAGGATTATAGGTTATCTTGGCAGGTTGGTTAACACTCAATGAAAGCTGGTCATCACTCTTCTGTATAGAGTTCAGAGTGAATGTATCGGTATATACCAACGTGTTTTTATTTCTGGAATCCACATAGGTAGCCCGGCAAAGAATCTGCACAGGAGTAGTTGGCGAAACATTCTTCTTCACAAGCAATGTTCCGTCAGCATTCAGTGTATAATTGCTATTCTCCGAGGTAATCTGAGTGCTCTCACTGTTTTCATACCAGGTGACAGTCAGCTGACTACTTTTATCCCCATTACTGATAATCTTATCCGGATCGACAATACTGAGGAATGCCTTTAGCTTCATCGGGGTAATGGTTCGATTCGGGATGAAGGTGTTAGCATTCGTGTAATAAAACTGTGTCTTACTACCTCCACCATCTATTACAATACCAAAACTCGCCTTCAGAGGCGTATAACTGGTTCTGACCGGCTGCGGTTGAACCGCGGTTTTAATTTTCATACAATTATGCTATTTTCGATATTAATACTCTCAATACCGTCACGGACGTATGCCGTACAGGTGAATTTCACTTTTCTTGTAGCACCCCAATTGGAAGGCATGTCCTCGTTTGTCAGGTGCAGTACCCGCCCGTTATTGGCGTGAGCGACCGACCAGGCATTATCTTCCGTCACCTGACCACTATCACGAGTCCATGACCAGTCACCGGGCAACACATCCGCAGAGATATCATTATAGCCCCAATAGACAATAGGGGTAAATTCCGCATTGACCTTACCGGCAAAGAAGTTATAACCGTTACTGGATGAGAATTCAAGGGTTAGTTCTGAGTTACCTTCAATCTGCGCCCAGTCGGTTGCATTCCATTTGGGTTCTTGAAGTGTGCCGGTAGACAGACACATCCATTTACAGCCGACATGATAGACCGCATCATAAACTGTGTCTGTAGACTGATAGGGATTGTTCACAGCATCCTCAGATGACCACGGACCCCGATTATTCTCAGAACGAACTGGTGTACCCTGATAGTCTATACGCAATAAGTCCTGTATAGCGATACCACGACAATAGATATAGCTATGTCGGTAGTTTATAGGCAGGTTGTCAAATAGTGACAACTGCTTTAACTTGCCTATAATGATGGCATAGTTATTCTCTTCCAGTATAGGTTTCGTTACTCCATCGAGCATACAGATACACTTCTCACGGGAAGATAGGTACCAATATGCCTGACGATCTTCGTTCACCGGATTACCACGATGAGAAAGTATCATTAGCGGTTCCGGTGGATAGTTTTTGCCTCCTGGAACTTCATCGTCCGGATACATGACCGCAGTGATGGTATTAGATACTGTATTCACATTCAGCACACGGAGCCATGAAGTGTAATAATCACCAGTACCTGAAGCAAGATTATTCACCATGCCGTAAACAACATCATTCTCGTCCAAGGCTGTGAAATCATTCTCCCAACGTTTACGAAGCGGTAAACGATAGGTACCATCTTCTAATAGTTCGACACTCTCAATCGTGCCAGATTCGGAAAATGAATAATCACTTTCCATAGCTGAAAGGCGATTAAAAATTATCTCCAAAACGGTCAGCGATGACCGCAACTCCATGCGGTCAGCCTGTATCCTCCCTTTATTATCCGCGATTATGCCCTTGCCCGCAGTTAGTGAGTCTATGGCTTCGCCAACCTCTAGTCCTCCTAATAACCTCAATAGGTAATTAGTGAAATCTAGTTTATCTTTACGAAGAAACATTGATAACGAACGCAATGCCGAGAACACATTGCTGTCAGTTGCAGGAGTGGAGTCATTCCTTCTTATCACATATACACCACTACCGCTTCCACCTGTATAAACCTGTCCTTTGAGAGTGAGATTTTCCACCTTGTCCTCTAGTTCCCCGATGCGGGAATAGGCAGCAGTTTCCCCGACAGTATATACGGGGGAATCATAAGGCTTATCAAGGTTGAATTCGAACCCGATAACCCTCGACAGCCTTCCGTTTTCGAAATAGGCTTTGTTTATGAGGTTCACCCTTTGACCGATACCGTAGAGATTATGCATTCCATCCTCGCTGTATGCGTTATCGGACATCATCGTGCAGTTGTAGGTGTTCGGGTCTATCTTAGATTTGGCAATGTACTTTTCAGCCTCTTCCTTCAGTTCCCGTTCGGCAGCGGATACAAGTCCTAATTCTGTTATTTTGGTTGAATCCCAACCTGACAAAACGTAGGTATCGCCGTCTTCGGGGATGAGCACCTCATCGGGTAACGGGCGACCGTAATCCTCGTTTCGGACAATTTCCCAAAGCTGTTCATCCTTACCGTCGGGATCAAAGGTTACAGCGAACACCATACCGTTCAATTTACCCGACTGGAAGATGATTGTCAATTCCTCACCGGGGAGGATATAATCTTTGGAGAAAGTTATCCCTGTGTCCTTGAAACGGTAAGCATCCCACTTCTTTTCGGTAGTCGTTCCATCAGCATTCTCAATGGTTTCGGTATATTCCTTGGTAGTGATGTCCGACATAGTTCCAACTCTCCGGGGATAGACTTCATCGAAGATAACCACTTGCTCGATAGCTTCCTCTGTACTCATTTTCGGATAAGCATCTATGTACGGAGTTCCTTCGGGTAGCATCAATCTTTTTTGCACCACACCATTTACCACCACCGCTTCGTCAACGGGACGGTAGTTGGCAGGAATGTTCCTTGTCGAGCCGAAAGTATAGATACGGGTGGCATAGGTTGACTGGGATTCGGAGCGTGACATTTCCCCCACGTTCTTAGCGATTTCCATATTCACGTAGTCGCCAAACTCGCATTTACCGAAGTGGATAATATTGTCTGTCATCCAGCACTCGCAATCCCATTTCTTCGCCATTTCAAAACAGGCATCTAAGATATTGGTGTTATCATAAGTCATTAACAGAGACTTGTTCTCGACCGTACTGTCAATGGAAAAATCAAAATCCTGTCCTTTGTAAGTATAACCAAGAGCTTTCAAGTTTCTCAGGACTATACTTGCTTGTACGTTGAGTGGAGCAGTCAGACTCCAGGACGCTTCCTGCCCAGATGTCTCCGGGGTATATTTGAAGATTTTATTTTTCCATTTCCAGTAGTGAGCATCAAGTCTTAGTTCATAATCATAGCCTGCGTTATCGGTGTTGAAGGTAGGACTCTGCAAATCGCACACTTCAAATAGTCCAAAGTCGCATTCAACGTAAGTTCCGAGCTTGAAGTATATGGGATTCTCCAAAGAGAATTTCAAAAGTATGTAATCCTCTTTTTGGAGCGTAAGCTTCCGCTTGCAACCTTCGTTGGGAGGGGTTGAAAGAAGAATGGCACTGGATATGTCTTTGATATCTATCATACCTCAAAGGTCGGAAATAAAAGAAAGAAGCCCTAACTTTTAGGGCTTCCTGTTGTGACATTAGAAATAAGGTCACAAATTAAGTTCTATTTGCCGGATTCGGCTCCGAAAATTTACTTGAAATCTTACCAAAAGTCCTATCTAAGCTCTGAGCATAAGTGACACTCTTGCCAGTATAAATAAGATGGTAAACCTCGCTACTATTGGTTGGGACTTGAATATCAACCGCACCTTTATACAGTTCATCAAAGAAAGCTTTCTTCTTTGCTTGATAATCTGACTGAGAATTACCCTCGATAGTGAACGAAAGAGTTATTTCCCGCTCATCAACCTTAGGATTATTGATTATTACCCGTTTCCCATGTTCAAGTCGGCTTTTATTCTCAATAAAGTCTTTCATGGGGACGGCTGCCCCAATTACATCAAGAAACCCCTCTCCCATTCTTACACCCCATGTTGTGTAAGCATCCTTGTTGTTGATTAACAGCTCATTCATTAGTAAATCTGCCAT